ATGGCGCAGAACAGTAACGAGAAAGTTCCTACTCAGGCAGCAGTCGTTACTTATGTCAGCAACCTAAGCGGTGTTGATTCTGACTTCCTTATCGGTGGTAACCTCACTGTTAAGGGATCCACGACAACAGTTTCTTCTGTTACTGTTACTTCTAAGGATCGTAATATTGAACTCGGCACTGTTGCTACTGGAACCTTTACTGGTGATATCGCTGCTGGTTCAACTGACATCACAAACGTCAGTGACACCACAAACTTAGCACCAGGAGTTGCTATCTCACTAACTGGTGGTGGCGGTACAGTTACCATGTCTGGTTCTTATACAGTGGCTTCTGTATCAGGAAGTACAGTTACTTTAAGTGCTGTATTCCAAGGTAGTGGTAGTGCAACTGGTGCTTCATTCAGTGCTGGTGGTCCTTCAGATATCACAGCTGATGGCGGTGGTATCACACTAAAAGCTGGCAATGATAAGACAATCGCTTGGCAGGCATCTAATGATGCTTGGAAAGTTTCTGAGCACTTAGATCTACAAGCAAGTAAGGTATTCATGATTGACGGTACTACCGTCTTGACTGATTCCGCAGTTCTTGGTAAGACTTTTGACACCGATGGAACTCTTGGTGGTGCATCTTCTTCAGACAACGCCATCCCAACACAGTTGGCAGTCAAAACAGCGATTGCTAATGCTACCCAAGAAGTTACTGCTATTGGGTACTTCATAGCAGCAATGTGATTATAAATAGTCACAACACTCTAAAGTCCGATCACCACAAGGAGAATTAAGAAATGGCATCAGGAGTATATGGAAAGGCGGATTTATCCGCCTCTACTTGGACAACACTTGTCCCCGCACCTACAGCTGGAACTAAAGTCTGTACTGTTAACCTAGTTAATAGAACTGCAGCTAATGTTAAAGTACGTATTGCTATTGCAGCAAGCACTACTGTAGCTGACGCTGACAACATTGAATATGATGTTAGCCTTCCTGCAAACGGTGTTTTAGAAAGAACAGGTATTGTTCTAGACACCTCAAATGGTATTCAAGTATATGCAAATGCAGCAGGTGTTTCTGCTGTCTCGTTCGGCATTGACGGAAACTGATAACATAGATAGGAATCTCAACCAATGGCTCGTAGAATAACAACTGCTGATGTTGCGACACAGCAGAAAACGATTAACCCATATTCACAACCATGTTTTACAACATACGCTTGTAACCACTCACATGGTGCTGGATATTATCAGTATGATCATAACATGCAGATTATTGCTGCGGACCATGGAACTGGATCTAATTCATATGGATCGTTCAGGACGCATACAACAACAGCATCTGAATTCTTTGAATCTAGTAACAGCTATAGTAGTACTCAGTCTAATGAGTCATCCAGTTCCAACGGTAGTTGGTATAACGCTCACCTCTTTACTGTTGGATACTTAGGTCACCTAAACCATGGTTCTAGCAGTTCTAGAGGTGGTAACGTCGGTGCGTGGTTGACTGCTGGTCGTGATAATGGATCTTCATATAGAGCATATGCCTTTAGAGATTGTGTTCCCATTGTAGGTGAGACTCATCAAGACTATGCATTGTTCTATGTATATCAAGGTGATTCCGATCAAGAATTTTTGATTGGTCAAAGATCTGCAACTCAATACTATCACTTACGTCATCACCAATTCAGAAAAACTAGATCATTTATCCCAAGACAATGGGATGGTACTAACTATCGTTCTACTTACTGCGGTGGTTGTTATAACAAGAAACAGAATAAGTTTCTGATTACATACACTACATCAGACGGATTCTTTAAACCTGTTATTTACGAAAACACTCCAGACTTTAGAAAGATTGCATCTGAAGGAAACAATCACTGGTCTGATCAGATGAGTGCGTATAGTACGGATTCTTCTGGTGAAGTTCATGACTTCTTTAATAACACTGCTAATGCAACAACATATGATCAGTGTAGTTTTTCTCCATATAATTCACTCAGTAGCACTAACGAATCACGTTATAGACCAATTCCTGTCTTATGTGATAATGGAAAGGTAGTTATTTGTACAATGAACCCATCATGGGGTGCATCACTCTTGCGTTGGAATGCAAATGGAACCTATGAATCTGGATCATCAAGGACTCACGGAATGAGTTGGACAACTTCATATGGAGTTGAACAAGGACACCAGTATGGTGGAAGATGGCAAGTATCCAGTGATGGTAGATATATGTGGTTCTTCTGCGCTTCCTATTATTATGGATGTGGAATGCAGATGTATATTATCAGAGTTTCTGATGGTAAGTTCTTGTATTCACATATTCAAGACAGTTCTCATGGTAGACATCCATTCCCAATTGGCAAATGTAGCATGGGTGTTCATTATAGTGCTAACACTGATGGTGGCGCTGGTATGAGAATTCGTACTGTCAATTTGGATGAAGAATTTGCACTACGCAATGATGGTGATCAAATGAACATTGATAATCATTACCTTGCATATCATTTTGAACCAGGAACTTATAGTACTTCTTATGGAACTATTATTCCTTGCATGTATGATACATCTTTGTTTAGTCCAGAACTTCCACACGTTCCTTCCGTTCCTGAGGCATAATTAAAACAATGGCATTTCTAGTTTACAGACCCCAAGATAACGATGTTATCGGACCTTATCAGTCTACCGAGGATTGTTTAAGCGATCCTGGTAGACCAGGAAATAGAGTTTTTGAAGTAGCAGATTTTGATGCATCTGCTGATTTTGCAGCTGCATTTAAATTGTCTGACGATGGAAACAGTCTAGTTAGAAAGTTTCCAGGAAAAACACTTGAGGAACAAAGAGATCTTATTGCTCAAGAAAAAGCAAAAATCCATTTTGATATTTGCAAGGCAAATAAAAAAGGATTGATTGGTGATCATTGCAATGAAAGATTGAAGAATATGAAGTGGAAGAAAGATAAAGCAACTGATCTTGATTTGATTAATGGTAATACAAATGCCATGACAGCTTATTATCAAGAAAGAGAAGCAATTAGAGTTGCTAATAATAATCATGTCGCTGCGTTAGAGGCATTAACTACTCAAGAAGAAGTTGATGCCTTTGATCCTGCAGGATTTTGATAAATAATTATATCAAGTAAGAACACCACCATTGAGATTCAATAATGGCAAGAACAATTACGACTAAACCAGCAACGGTTAATTCAAAAACTGAGAACCCATACAAGCAACCTGCTTTCTCGGTATATACCATGAACTACAATACGCATGGTGGTGGGTGGATTGCTTTTGACCATGATCTAGAGTGTTACGCACAACACCAAGGTGATGGTGATTATGCTTATAATAGATACAGGACTTATAGTAGTTATTCTCCTGAATTTATGAATGAGTGGGCGGGTAATCAATATAGAGAGACTACATCACACCCATCATCAAACTCAGAGTGTTGTTCTAATACTTGTAATGTAGGTTATCTAGGACACGTTTTCCAACCTTCAATTACAGAGTATTCTAAAACTGCTGGTTGGTTATATGGAGATCCTTCAAGACAATCTTACAACCCGCAAGGTTTTAGAGATAATAACGTAATCGTTAATGATATTAACCAAGACTGGGCTTGGTTCTCAGAAAGAACTGGTTCTGGTGCTTATATTAGAGTTGGACAAAGAAGTCCTGCTATCTATTATAACAGCAGACAAGGTAGTAGAGATTATTTTACTTATAATGCACAAAATAAAGGTGCAGATGCTCAAGATTGTCATTATGGCGGAATGTGCTATAACGCCAAGACTAAAAAAACTCTTATCATGCATACCGATGATAATGGGAGGCATCAACCAGTAGTATTCCACAATTCTCCAGATTTAAGAGCATATGCTTTATCTGGAAGTTATAAACCAGAACATGCTATTGGTACTGGTGAAGCATATAATGCATACAGTAGAGATAGTGGCACTCTTTATGATTTCTTTAATCCATCTAGTAATAATGGTAAGTATACCGTTTATGAAAGATCATCTAATAGATTGTATAATGAGTATTCTAGTAACAATGAATCTAGATTTAGAACTCAACCAGTAGTTTGCGATGATGGACAGGTATATACATTTACCATGCTTCCTAGTCATGGAGCATGTCTAGAGCACTGGGATGCTAGTGGAACTTATCAAGGACTTGTCTGGAACCAAAGCTGGACAACCAGCTATGGTTACGAGCAAGGAACTGATGGTAGATTTGGTTCTAGATGGCAGGTATCTAGTGACGGTGAATACTTCTGGGCGTGGTGTCCATCATACTATTACGGATCTGGAATTTATTGGATTACTATCAGAGTTTCTGATGGTAAGTGGGGTCGTTTCTACAATACAGATAGTAATCATGGCAGACAACCATGTCCAATTGGTAAGAACAATATGTTCTGGTCATATTCTCATAACAAGGATGATCCAGGTCTTTATTTCCAAGTTTATGAAATGCCAAATATGTTTGCTAAACATAATAATGGAGATAATTGGTCTCAAATGGATAGTAATTGGTCTGCATACTTACTAGATACTCCTGGTAACAGCACTGGATATCCTACGATCATCCCTGCACTATATAATACATCACTGTTCAGTACTCAGTTCACAGAATAAATAGGATAAAAGATACCAATGGCATTTTTACATTTCACAACCACACCTGCAGGTGAATATAGAGTAATTGGTGTTTATGGGACACATCCTTTAGAGGGTGAGACTCCTGATGAACCGAATGTTATTCTTGAATATGATCTAGATCTTTCTACTGAGACGATTGAATCATTAACTCTTTCAGATGATAAAACATCTGTTGTAATGAGATTTCCAGGAAAAACTCTTGCTGAGCAAAATATTTTGTTAGCAGAAGAAGCAAAGGAAGCTAGAAGACAATATCATATCGCACATAAAAAAGATAGAATTAAAACTCAGGTGTGGGAGAATCTAGAACTTCAAATGTGGAGGATGGAAAGAGCTGAAGAGCAAGATTTACTTGAAGGTGTTACTACCAGAAGATTAAAGGTTGCACAATTCAGACAAGGTTTGAGAGATGCTAACAATGCTAAAGAAGCTGAGTTTGAAACTTTCCTCTCTGGTAATCCAACACTTGAAGAAGTAGAGGCATGGGATGAAGATTGGAGTACTCCACATATGGCAGGAGTAACACTAGATTTCTGATCGCCATTAGGAATTATAAATACCCCTAGGAAACTAGGGGTATTTTTTTATGGCTCAACCTTCTAGCAGGTCCGAGCTAAGGGACTACTGTTTAAGACAATTAGGGTTCCCAGTTCTGGAAATCAACGTAGATGACGATCAGGTTGATGACGCCATTGATGATGCTTTGCAGTATTATAGAGAGCGTCATTACGATGGTGTTGAGCATATGTATCTCAAGCATCTGTTTACTGCTGCAGATGAAACAAAATTTGAAACTTCCGATACTATAACTACGGTCAACGGAACTGATTGGGAAGAAAGAAATAGATACATTGATATCCCACCTCATGTCATGGGTATCTCTAGAGTTTTTGGACTTGCAAGTAACGCAATTAGAAACAACTTATTTGGTATTGAATACCAAATTTTTCTAAACGATCTATATGCGGTCGGTTCTCTTGACATGCTTAACTATTATATGGTTAAGCAGTGGATGGAAACTATTGACATGGTTCTGAACAATGGATCGTTTGTTCAGTATAGATTCAATCAACGTCAAGATAGATTATATCTTGATGTCGGTAAAGACATGCTTGATGAAGATGTATTCGTGATTATTGATTGCTATAGAGCACTTGATCCTGAAACGTTTACTCAAGTCTACAACGATCCGTTTGTCAAGAAATATACCACTGCATTGATCAAGCGTCAATGGGGACAGAACTTAATTAAATTCAATGGTATTCAACTTCCTGGTGGTGTCAGTATGAATGGCAGACAGTTATATGATGATGCAGAAAAAGAAATTGCTTTGCTAATGGAGAAATCCAGTAGCACGTATGAATTGCCCCCCATGGATATGATCGGATGAAAAAGGTTTACTTCCCACAAAATGGCGGTAACAGAACCGAACAGAATCTCGTACAAGATCTCGTGGACGAGCAAATCAAGTTGTTTGGTGCTGATGTATTTTATATACCTAGAGTCAGCATAAAAGATAAAACTCTTGGAGAAGTTATCCAATCAGAATTCAATCAAAGTTATATGATTGAAATGATGTTGGTTAACGTAGAAGGTTTTGGTGCAGGTTCAGAATTTGTTAGTAAGTTCGGACTGAGAATCACCGATGAAATTACTTTCGTTGTTTCCCGTAGACGATGGGAACAGTCTGCTAATCCTGCTTTAAATTTATCAGTAGATGGTAGACCTAACGAAGGCGATCTAGTTTATTATCCTCTAACAGAAGATATTTACGAAATCAAATACGTTGAACGAGAACAACCATTCTTCCAACTGGGCAAACAGTATTTTTATATTCTTACTGCTGAGCTCTACGAGCAAGGAGCAGACAAGTTTGACACAGGAATTGACGAGATTGACGATATTGAAAGAGATTTCAGTAACATCACAACCCTTAATCTTGGTCTTACTACCAGACAGCAAGCAACTGGAACAATTGCCGTTGATTCTAGCGGCGGTATATCTGGAGCAACTGTAACGCTAGCGGGAACTGGATATAATACGGCACCTTCTGTAAGTATTACTGGTGGAGGAGGAACAGGTGGTATTATTGAATCTACTATTGAAGATGGTGGTGTAGTGTCATTGTCTGTTGTAAATCCTGGAGTTGGATATAGTCCAACAAATCCACCCGTACTAACTATTGAAGCTCCACCAGAAGCAGTTCAGTTTATTAAAGATGAGCATGTTGTTATCGGTGGAATGGTACAACAGAGTGGTAGTAGAACATGGACATCATCTAATGGTGTCATTGAAGTAACTGCACTTGGTGGATTTGATCCTAACTATGCAACTACTACACAGAAAAAATACTACTATTGGAAATTTGAAGATAGTAGAATTTCTTATGTCTATACATTTAACGGTACGGATGCAACAACTGTGCCAGGACATTTTTATTATGACTCAGCAAATCTCAAGTATGTAATTAATGCATACACTGAGACCGTTACTAGCGGTCAAAGAGCACAGATGTTTGATCTAGACAGCGCAACAATCGCTGAGGTTGCAGATTGGAATGGAGTTGATTATACCCTAGAGGTAATGAATCGCACTGGTAATTTCTTAGATGGTGATCTCATCAGAGGCGTTGAATCTAATGCGATATATACACTAGGAACATTCTCAACTATTAATAACACAAGCACTGAGTTTGATCAAAATCAATCAATAGAAGATGGTGCGGACGATATTATTGACTGGGGTGAAAGAAACCCCTTCGGTGAGTTTGGTAATTTTACAGGTAGCTTCTAATGTTAGGAACACAATTTTATAACGAAGCGGTTAGGAAAACAGTAATCGCTTTCGGAACACTATTCAACAACATTGAATTGAAGAAGACTGTTGATGGTCAAACGATTGAGACTGAAAAAGTCCCTCTCGCTTATGGTCCTAAACAGAAGTTTCTTTATAGACTTCAGGGTAACACCTCTGATGGTAGAAAGGTAGCAATCACTCTACCAAGAATTTATTTTGAGATGTCAAGTATTGACTACGATAGTACAAGAAAGACAGCAGCAACTCAAAAATATAGAGCAGTAATTGACGATGATGGGAATGAAGTAAGAACTCAATACGTTCCTGTTCCATATAACATTGGATTTGAAGTTGGCATCATTGCTAAATCCCAAGACGATGGTCTGCAGATCTTAGAACAAATTCTTCCGTTCTTTCAACCATCGTTGAACGTTAGTATTAAGTTCATCCCAGACATGGATGAGATTAGAGATGTTGCGTTTGTTTTGAACAGCGTGAACATGGAAGATGATTGGGAAGACGACTTCACCACAAGAAGATCTATTACATATACTCTATCATTTACTGCTAAGTCTTACATCTATGGTCCTTACACCAAGGCGGATGTTATTCGTAAGGCACGTGTCATTGAGACTATTGGAGATCTCAATGTCAATAAGAGACATGTTGAATTGTCTTACACACCTAAGGCAACAGTTGACTATAACCAAGACGGACAAGTTGATGCTGCTGATGATCAGTTTGTAGTTTCTACGGATGACTTTGGATTCAATGAAGGTATGGAGTTCTTATGAGTTTAGAAGAAAACATGGAAGACATCCTCAACATTGATGCTGAGGTTGTAGAAAGCAAACCAAGTAAACCCGTTCCCCCTAAGGTAGATAAGGATGACCGTACAAAGGACTACGAGTATACCCGTGGAGAATTGTACTCACTCATAGATCAGGGTCAGGAGGCGGTCAGAGGTGCCTTAGAGGTCGCTCAGGAGTCAGGGCACCCAAGAGCGTATGAAGTCGCTGTAGCGGCAATGAAGCACGTTGCAGACATGACTGAGAAACTACAGGATCTTCATAAGAAGATGAAAGATCTTGACGAAGAAAAGAAAGGACCTAAGACAGTCACTAATAATGCTATGTTTGTTGGTAGTACAGCAGAGTTGCAGAAGATGCTTAAGGATATGGGCGGTGGTAAACGGTAGATAAATATTATTGTGAGCAACTAAATTATGGATTTTCAATACCCCGATGAATATCATTTCATGGAGGGAATAGATGCGTTTCCCGCATACATTTATAAAACAAAATTTAATTTTAATTTTAAATCGTTTCAGGATAAAGTAGACGAATATTTAAAAGCATCAAAAGAATTTTCCACAAAAACTGGTTGGAGTGATCCAGAAAATGGTGATGCTATTACTGGAGTACATTTAAATAACACACAAGAATACCATGGGATAAAATCAGATTGGGATATCCCACACAATTGGGGAGAGTTTGAAAAGTTTTTTAAATTTGTTGAGTACGTAACTCCATTTTTAATGAAAACTTGGTATGGTGCTCCTACTACAAACATGAGTGTCTCAGATTCATGGATTAATGTTCATAGAAAAGGAGGATGGACTGAAGCACATCACCATCAAAATGCATGTATTGCAATTGCAGGATACTTAGAAGTTCCAAAAGATAGTGGAAATCTTCTAATTGAAAATCCTCTTAGACCATATAAATGTTCCGAACCTATTGGAAAAGATTATAGTTATTGGGGACCTATTGAAGTAGAGACTAATGATGTTTTATTTTTTCCTGGTTGGTTAACCCATAAAACAGAATCTAATTCTACAGACAATCCTAGATATGTTCTTTCAACTAACGTATCAGTTTTGACTAATTGGCCTGGTATTCCTTCTTGGCATTATGAAGGTAGAAAGATAAATACTACAGATTAATCTGTGGTCTCATGAAATCGTACAGAGAAATGAAAGAACTTTCTGAGTCCGCATGGACAAGGAAGGAAGGTAAGAAAAAATCAGGTGGTCTAAATGAAAAAGGTAGAAAGTCGTATGAGCGCGAAAACCCAGGAAGCGA